ACGGATAGAATGCGGGCAAATACAGGTGGACGAGCTGCCCTGCCTGACCTGCACTCTCTGGAAAAACGCTTGGCGGTGTATTGAAAGAGAACCGTCAACCATTTACGGTACGCCGTAGATAGGCTATAAGCGGAGCAGTTAGTTCATCAGTCAGTCAGCGATAATTAAGCTGATATGATTAGCTCAACACCGGGAAACCGGATAAAGTTTTTTGCCGTTGTCTTTTAAGTTGAGTGAGTAAGTGCCTGTTTATTCTATCCTTATGAATTGACAGGGTAGAGATAACTCCATAATTCCCCAAAATATATAAAAACAAAAGAATAGAAAAAACTTATGCCCCACAATCACCAGATTGTGGGAGGGTTTCGCCTGAGCGAAACGGTTGGCTTTTTTTCTTTCTTTCTTCCTTTTTTTCTCAAATCAATAAAATCTTTCCCCCACTATTGCGAAATCATTTAATATTTCATATAGTTGAACTGATGGAAATCGAAAACCGCATTAAAGAGCTGCGATATATCCCGGCTTCAGAACTGAGAGCTAATCCTAAAAATTGGCGCAAACATCCTACCCAGCAGCAGAAAATGCTGCGGACTATGTTCAATGAAGTTGGATACATAGATGCACTGATCGGCAGAGACGTGGATGATGGCTCAGTTGAACTCATTGATGGACATCTGCGGAAGGAAATGTCAGGTCATCAAGATGTTCCTGTCTTGGTTCTGGATGTTACTGAAGCGGAAGCGGATTTGATTCTGGCTTCGTTTGACCCGATCACTGGCATGGCTGACACGGATAAGGCAACCCTGAAAGATTTGCTTCAAGGCATAGATTCCGAAGAAGATCAAATTAGCGAGATGCTGGACAAACTCGCCAAAGATTCCAATATTGACCTTTATGATGAGCAGCCAGAACCGGAAGCCCGGATTGAGATCGCTGATGAGCTACAAGCCAAATGGCAAACAGAACTCGGTCAGCTTTGGCAGATTGGGAAGCATCGGGTTCTCTGTGGTGATTGTACTGATGAGAAGCTGGCTGAACGGTTGATGGATGGCAAGAAGGCTGATATGGTGTTTACCGATCCACCGTATGGCGTGGGCTATCAAGACGTTAAAGGTCGTCACGACAAAATAAAGGGTGACGATTCGCTTCTTAATGTAAATAAACTATTAGAGAATGTGTTGATTAATAGTTGTCCCCTTTTTATATGTTGCAACTGGAGGTCGTACTCTACATTTGAGGGGGCGATGATTGCTTCCGGCAGGACTCCAAAGGCTTGCATAGTATGGGATAAGGGTGTTGGTGTACAAAATTTAGATAAGTATTATAAACAACATGAATTTATTTTATACAATGGATTATTTGGGGGGCAAAAAACGCTTCGTGGTGACGTGTGGAATATTAAGCGATCGGTAAGCTCTGACCATCCTACGTCCAAGCCTGTCGAGTTGGTGTCAATATCCATATTGGACACTATTTTAATTAATGGTATTGTTCAGGATCTATTTCTCGGCTCTCACTCAACAATGGTCGCCGCCGAACAAACCGGCAGGATATGCTATGGCATGGAACTCGAGCCCAAGTATGTAGCTGTGGGATTAGAGCGGATGGATGAGATGGGATTAAAGCCTGAGTTGATTGATGTCTAATAGCGATGGCTCGGTGCAGCATAATCATCGCCGGGTGAAATTTAACGCTGAAGAGCGGAAGGCAAAGGTCGCTCGGTTATATCTTGGTCGGAATACGATTGCGAGCATGGCTCGGATGTTAGAGGTCACGACTCAGACTATCCAGCGAGATTTAAAAGATTGCCGTGAACAATGGCAGGGTGATCAGCTTGAGAATACGGCTGAACAGATAACCCGTGAGCTTGAAGAGCTTCAGAAGATGGAATCAGATTGTGATGCTCAATTCCTTGCTACGAAAGACCCGGTTTGGATTGAGAAGCGGATGCGGATTAAAGAGAGGCGTGCCAAGTTGATGGGGTTAGATAAACCCGCACAGATTCAGCAGGTTGGGGAAGTCAACTTGAATATTATTATGCCACCGGAAGACCCGTTGGCTTGATATTCACTATCCTCACTTATGCGGTTGTAACATTCTGGACGGTTGTCGGGATTTTCTTTGCGTTGTTATTCTGGGCTGCAAATGATTAGCGATATCATTGCCAAGATCAACATTGGAGCGACAATGATAATCTTTGTAACTATATTGGTCGCCATTTTCTGGGTTGTTCTGGTTGCGTGGTGGGACGGCAAACGTAAAGGGAAGAGGAGATATCGTGGCTGACGTAACCCTTGATTTCCCTAAGCTTATGAATGAAGCGTTCTACCCGTCTTTGCATTGGAAAGGTCGCTACCTTGTGGAGCACGGCGGGGCGGGATCAGGCAAATCACATTTTATTGCAGAGATGTTCTTATTACGGATCATTACAGAGCTACATCACAATATAGCAATTTTCAGAAAAGTGGCGAAAACTCTTCGCAAGTCATGCTTCAAGCTGATTTCTGATAAAATACATGATTGGGGATTAAGCTCGCTGTTTAAGATTTTGAAGTCTGACATGACGATTACTTATTTACCAAACGGGAATGAGCTGTGGTTTATCGGGATGGATGACCAAGAGAAACTCAAATCTATTGAGCGTGTTACATCGGCATGGATGGAAGAGGCTTCCGAATTCAACCGTGAGGATTTTGAGCAGATTGACCTGCGACTGCGGGGGACGAATGATAGCTATTTTCAGGTGGTCCTATCTTACAATCCCGTTTCTGAGCGACTGTGGATCAAGCCGGCGTTCTTCGACACCGACCAGCACGATGAAACCTATATTCACCATTCCACATATCTGGACAACAAATTCCTTGACGAGGGATATAAAATTAAACTTAACCGATTGGTTGAACGGGATGAACAGCTCCATCGAATCTATGCGTTGGGCTTGTGGGGGGTGCTTAAAGGGCTGATTTACGAACCGCCGATAATGATTTCACGAGAGCAATATCCAGAAGAATACGACAAAGAGGTGATGGGGGTTGATTGGGGGTTCAACAATCCGACGGCTGCCCTGCACTTGGGAATCAAGGATCAGGATGTTTATGTTACCGAGCTATTTTACGAGTCAGGATATACAACCGAGATGTTTATAACCGAATTTCCAACGATGGGCTTCAATAACGCAATGGCGACCAAGACAATAGAGATGATCTGCGATGCTGCCGAGCCTGACAGGATTGAATCTCTTAAACAGGCAGGGTTTAATGCCATCGCTGCCCACAAAGGCGCAGGATCAGTGCAGTCGGGTATTGATTGCGTTCGTACTTACAAAATATATACTTGTGTTGAGAATATTAATTATAATCGGGAAAAGTCGTTATATCGGTGGCGAGAGAAGAATGGGGTTTCGTTGGATGAACCGTTAAAAGAGGATGACCATTTAATGGATGCAGAGCGTTATGCTATTTGGACAGCACTTGGTGACCCTGTCCCTGAAATGAGGTTGTGGTGATGGGAATCAAGCAGGCTATCGAGTGGGCGTGGGGAGATCGTATTGGGCAGAAGGATGCTTTATCTGAGGGTGCTGCCGGGATGCTGCAATTCCCGAATCAGGCGATATTCCCTTCAAATAATTTCGCTGATCTGGTCAAGGGGGGATACCAGAAGAATGCGGTTGTGTTTGCCTGCATTCAATCTAAAGTCAAAGCCCTGAATGCTTCCCGGTTTCAGATTGTTGATATTGCAAGCGGGGAGGCTATTGGCGATCATCCGGTCCGGGTGCTGATTCATAATCCCAATCCATTCACGAGTGAATACTCGTTTTGGGAGCAGGTATTACTATCACTGGACTTGGCAGGCATCGCCTACATTCACAAAGTTCGGAATGCAGAGGGTGGACTTGTTGAGATGTTGTGGAATCTGCGCCCTGACAGCATAAAGCCAGTAACCGATGCGACATCATTTATTAAGCATTACGTTCAGGAGATCGGCGGGAGCAGTCGCACAATTTCTATTGATGATCTCATTGTCATAAAATACACAAATCCAGATAATCCGTTTGCCGGGCAACCACCATTGAATGCTGCACTGCGAGATACCGCAACCGATAACGAAGCAACCGATTTCAAAAAGGTTATGCTACAAAATAAAGGGATGTCTCCGGGAATTATTATATCAACGAAATCTAAAATGACAAACGAAATGCGTGATAGGTTTGTTGCGGATTGGGCACAGCGATTCGGGAGTGAGAATCGAGGCAAACCAGTGATTACGGAGATGAACGCAATGGACATTAAGTCGCTGGCTCTCAATATGAATGAATTGGCGATCAGGGATTTGACTGATATATCGGAAGCTCGAATTTGTGCGGTACTGGGTGTCCCTCCAATTATCGTCGGCGTGAATGTTGGGCTGAGCAATGCAACATATAGTAATGCTGCGGAGTTTCGGAAATCGTTTTACGAAGATACTATTATCCCACTCCAGAACTTGATTGACGATTCGTTGGATGCTGATCTGATTCAGGAGGCTGATAGTACAGTTCGAGGGGAATTTAACAACAGCAACGTCCCTGCGTTAGCAGGAATACGGCAGGCTAAATTTGACCAAGCGGATAAGGCTGTGGTGAATGGATGGTGGACTATTAACGAAGCCCGGATCGAGGTCGGCAAGATGGCGATTGATGGCGGGGATATATTCCGACAACCATCCAATCCAAGCGATGCCGGTTCTGCCGAGAAATCTCAAATGGAGGCACAATTCAAACTTTCGGCTGGCACTGAAGGCATTGGTTTACTGGATGAGGCTATTGGTCGCAGGAACAGTGCAGAGAAGCATTTGAAGAAGTTACGGGCATGGGTGGTCAAGGTATTTCAGCGTGAGCGTGATGATGTGATGGCGATGATGAAGCGAACCATCGGATTAAAGCAACTCTCGCCCGGCGATGTTGATGCGCTGGATACAGAGCTTGCGAAGCTGGCAGTGTTATGGACTGCTGCCACTGTAGATGAGGGGGGATTAATACTCGGTACGATCCTAAATGAGGCTTCCGAGTCAGCAGCTGCGCATCTTGGCATTGCATTTGACCTGAGCACAGAATTCCAGCAGGCGTTTGTTTCCGAGTATGGATTTAAGTTCGCTGATCGAATCAGCAAGACGAGCGTTGAGGATATTCGCAAGATTATTTTTAAGTCACAACAGGAAGGTTGGTCGCAGCCCAAAATGAAAAAAGCATTAATGGCTAAATTTACTGACTGGACATCATCAAGGGCGACAATGGTTGCCCGGACCGAAACCATCCGAGCGAATAATCATGGTGCTGAGAATGTCTGGAAAACGGAAGGGATTGGCGAGAAGGAGTGGCTTCCTGCTGGCGACCCATGTGATTGGTGCGAAACAATGCGGGGCAAGCGGATGCAGGTAGGAAGCAATTTTTTCGATCAGGGGCAGAACCTCACTATTGCGGGCAAAACTGAAGGCAGCCCGGCTCGTGTCATGAATTTTAGTTACGAAGATGTGCTTGCACCACCGCTGCATCCGAATTGTCGGTGTGCATTAATACCAGTAATAGAGGACTGAAGATGAGAAATAATCAAAGAGAATATGAGCACCTGTCATTCCCGGTGGAGTGCAAATTTATTAAAGCGGATGACGACATCAACGGCGGGGTCATCGAAGGTCATGCTTCGGTGTTCGGCAATGTTGATCTTGGCAATGATGTTGTTATCAAAGGGGCGTTCAAGAAAACAATCCGGGATCGTGTTAAGAGCGGTATGGTCAAATTCCTTGCCGGTCATGATATGTTTAATCCTCAGTCTTTGCTTGGGACAGTTATCAGCGCAAAGGAAGATGATTCGGGGCTGTTTTTCAAGGCTGTTTTATCGAAAGCACCATCGGTGCAGGACATCAAGACAAAAATGGAAGAGGGGCATTTACAAAGCCTTAGCTTCGGATTTGATGTGATTAAACATTCGTTTGAAAAGATCAAAGGTCAGACCATTCGAAAACTGGAGGAGCTGAAACTTTGGGAAATCAGCGTGGTTGGCTTCCCGATGAACGAGCGGGCGATGATTGATTCTGTGAAGTATCTGTCAATTCCATTTCAGGATTTACCGATTGCTCCGGCTGATACCAGTTGGGACAGAGATGGAGCAGAGGTGCGGGTGAAGCGTTGGGCGGGAAACTCAACGCAAAAGCAGAGCATGGCATATATCAATCGGCTGGATACTGGTGAGCTTCATCTGCCGATTGCTGATGTGATAGGGAAAGAGCTAATGGTTATCCCCGCAGCGATAGACAATGTATTGGAAAATTTTTCAGGTGAGGATAATAAATCCTTGCTCGATCACGTAAATAAATATAAAACACAATTCGATTCTGAAATCAAGCCGGGCAAACCACTTGATGATGATGGCAACTCTAACCCTTCGATTGCCGAGCCGGACAGCCCACTCACATTC